CGGCAGCATCGTCAGCGGTTCCTCGCTGATGATCGCCGGGCAGTGGGACCAGCTGGTGTACGCCATGCGGCAGGACATCACTTACAAGGTGCTGGACCAGGCGGTGATCCAGGACGCCGGCGGCAACATCGTGTACAACCTGGCGCAGCAGGATATGGTGGCGCTGCGGGCGGTGATGCGGCTGGGATTTGCCCTGCCGAACCCGATCAACGCCATCCAGGGCACCGAGGCCAGCAGATGCCCCTTTGCCACGCTGACCGCGTAACCTCTCCCCAACCCCCTCTCCGTTGACGGGTAGGGACGGGAGTCTGAAGGAGAACGACTATGGGACTGTTTCCAAAGAACCTGAACGAATATGTTGCCGGCATGGGCATCCCTCGCGGTCCGCTGTCCAAGGTTTACATCGTGGATCCGGTGAACGGATCGGACAGCAACCCGGGGACCACCTGGCAATATCCACTGAAGAGCCTGGAGGAGGCCGAGGACAAGTGCGTTGCCAACCGGCATGACGTGGTCCTCTTCCTGGCCGGCGCCACGGCGGACAACCCCACCGCCTCGATCACGTGGGACAAGAGCTACACGCACTTGATCGGCGTGGGTTCGCTGCTCCCCGGTGTGGGCCAGCGCTGCCGGGTGGTGATGAAGGCGGCCACGGCGGTGACGCCGGTGATCACCTTCTCGGGTAACGGCTGCATTGTCAAGAACATGCAGTTCAACCAGGAGAAGGCCACGGGGGCCGCGTCCGGCGTGGCCATCGTCACGGGAGAGCGCAACTACTTTGAGAACGTGTTCTTCATGTGCCCGACCTCGGCCACGGCGGCCAGCTACTCGCTGAAGGTGGGAGGCGGTGAGAACGCCTTCGTGCGCTGCACTATCGGCCAGCACACGCTGGTTCGATCGGCCGCAACCTATGGACTCTGGCTGTATGTGGGGTCTGACGACTGCCACCGCAACAAGTTCATTGACTGCGAGTTCCTGAGCTGGGCCAGCGGCGGTGGCACCGCACACGCCCTGGTCTATGTGGACGTGGATATTGACGTGGAGGTGTTCACGGCCTTTTTCGAGAACTGCCTCTTCGCCAACATCGGCCCGGCCACCCTGGCCGTGGCCATCGACGACAACTGCGCCACGACCGATCACCGGCTCTACCTGCGGGGGCGAAACAACTGCTTTGACGGGTGCACCGCCGTTTCCGACCCTCTGACGTATGTCCGAGTTCCGGACATGAACGGAGACCACGCGACCAGCGGTTTGCTGATGATCGCGCCAACCGAGACCTAGGATCAGAGAAGTCTTGACGGGGCGGGCTCACGTCTGCCCCATTGAACAACACAAGCCCCCTGGCCTGACAGAAGCCAGGGGGCATAAGGAGAAAGACCATGACTGTAGCAGTGGAACAAGAGGGACGGGGGCTCCTGGCCATCAAGATCACCGGCGTGGCGAGCACGGACAATGGCGGGATCGGAGCGGTGCTGAACCCCGAGGGCGTGGACTGCGTGATCCTGCGCACCACGTTCTACTCTGTGACGCCGAGCACCGGCGCGGCCAACCTGAGCGTGGGCGTGGCCAGCGCGGCCACGAGCGCCGGCACGGACATCCTGAACGCGCTGGACGCCAACACCATGACGGCCAAGACCATGTGGAACGGCCACGCCATGCAGAACACGGCCAAGACGCAGATCAGCGCGCCGGCGCTGTGGCAGGACGATTACTACATCACCTTCACCGGCTCGGCGACCACGGCGGGCTTTGTGGGCTACCTGTTCGTCGAGTACGTCCGGGCGGTCTAGCAGGAGGTTCCCATGACAGTGACGGCGGCGCAGATCTTGCAGGTGCGGCGGATGGCGGCAGAGCTGACGGCAACGACGTACAGCGACGCGGCGATCACGGCGTTTATCGAGGCTTATCCGGTGATGGACGAGCGGGGAGAGGAGCCCTATACCTGGGACACCTCCACCACGCCCCCGACACAGGACGAGAACGACGACTGGATCGACACCTATGATCTGAATGCCGCCGCCGCTGACATCTGGGAAGAGAAGGCGGCCGTGTGGGCGGCCAAGTACGACTTTACCGCGGACGGGGGGACGTACCACCGTTCGCAGGGATTCGAGCAAGCGCAGAAGATGGCGCGGCACTATCGGAGCAGACGCCAGCCCGGGACGCGGACGATGGTGATGCGCCCGAAGGTGGAGACGGACCTGTACGATGACTCTGACCTTCACAACTAGCGAACTGGCGGACATGGAGGAGGCGCAGGAGGCCCACATGATGGACTCCTGCCAGATCGGGACTTACGCGGCGACGCGGGACACCTACGGGGCCACGCTGCACGCATGGACCTATGGAAGCGACGTTGCCTGCGGGCTGGACCCCACGGGGGGCAAGGAGCGGTACCGGCCCGACCGCACCATCGTCTACACCGACGCAACCATCCGGCTGCCCAGGGGGACGGCGGTGACGGTGAAAGACCGGGTGAAGGTGACCAAGCGCTTTGGCGTGACGGAAGCAAGCCAGGTGACCTATGGCGTGGTTGGCGCGGTGCAGGACGGGCCGTCAGGCATCGTGCTGGACCTCGAGGTCGTGTCGTGAGCAAGGGCCTGACGATGACGGTGGAAGGGGCCGACGAACTGCGGCGCGCGCTGAAGAAGCTGGGCGAGGCAGCCGCGGGCCGGACGGCGCGAGAGGCCATGAAGACCGGAGGCGGCGTGCTGCTGGAGTTCATGCAGGCCAACATCGTGGAGGCGGACCTGGTGGACACCGACAACCTGCTGAACAACTGGACGGTGGAGAACGACGGCGACCTGGCGGCCGTGGTGGGCACCACGACGTCCTACGCGGCCATCCACGAGTTCGGCGGCACGGTGAACGCCAAGACGGGCGGTTGGCTGCGCTTCCAGACGGCGGACGGGTCCTGGCACACGGTGAAGAGCGTGACCATCCCGGCGCGGCCGTACATCCGCCCGGCCATCGACGAGCACAGCAAGGACGTATCCGAGGCGGTGGCCGAGGTGATCCGGGATGAGATCAAGCGGCTGGTAAAGCCATGAGCAACATCGAGGAGCTGATCTACACGGCGGTGACGGGCAACGCGGGCATCGCGGCGCTGGTGAGTACGCGGGTGTACCCGATGATGCTGCCGCAGGAGCCGACGCTGCCGGCCATCACCTACCAGCGCATCAGCACGCCGCGGGTGACGGCCCACGACGGAGGCACGGGGCTGGAATACCCGCGCTTTCAGTTCGACGTGTATGCTGCGACCTATGCTGGGGCGCGGGCTCTGGCCAAGCTGCTGGTGGCTCTGTTCAATGCCAAGAAGAGCGCGGTGACCACCGGCACGGTGACCTTTGTGGAGAGCGACAGGGACAACTACGACCCGGACACCGGCGTCTTTCGCAGGATGGTAGACGTGGTGCTCTGGTGCAACGACGACGCCTAGGAGGCGAGTATGGCGAAGCAAGCGGCATTCGGGACGACCTTTGGGGTGGGCACCAGGCAGGTGGAGAGCATGACCATCACCGGAGCGGCGGACGCGGGGGGCGGCGACTTTACGCTGACGCTGACGGCGACGGGGGTGGCCGGGGTGGCGATCACGGTGACGGTGGCGGCGCTGGACAACGTGTACACGTGCGCGGCAAAGGCGCGGACAGCCGCTCTGGCGCTGAGCACGATCACGGACTATTGCGAGGTGGGAGGCACGGGGGCGACGATCTCGTTCACCATGCTGCTGCCGGCGGCCAACAATGCGGCCATGGCTATCGTCTTTGACGCGGGGACCAGCGGCTGCACGGCCGGGGCATCGACGGACACCACGGCGGGGGTGGCCACGGCAACGGTGGCGTCGGTGAGGGGCATCAGCGGGCCGGGACTGTCGCTGGACACCATCGACGTGACGACGCACGACAGCACCAGCGCATGGGAACAGGTTGTGGCGGGGGTGCTGCGAGAGGGCGAGGTGTCGCTGGACCTGGTGTACGACCCGGCCGAGAACACGCAGGACGGCACGGCAACCAGCGGCCTGCTGTATGTGCTGAAGAACAGGAGTCTGCGGCACTTTACGCTGACCTTCCCGGACACGACGGCATGGACCTTTCCGGGATACGTGAGCGGATTCGATCAGAACGCGGCGCACGACGGTGCGCTGGCGGCATCGGCAACCATCAAGATCAGCGGCGCGCCCGTGCTGGCGTAGCCCAAGGAGATTGGAAACATGACAAAGTACGCGGCTTATGGGACGACCTTTGGGCCAACGGGCGGCACGGTGGTGGCGCAGGTGCGCTCGATCAATGGCCCCGGGCTGAGCCTGGACACTGAGGACGTGACCACCCACGACTCGACCAGCGCATGGGAGCAGGTGGTAGCCACCATCCTGCGATCGGGGACCATGACCCTGGATCTGGTGTATGACCCGGCCAACGCGACGCACAAGAATGCCGGCGTGGGACTGATCGCCATCATGGTGGGACGGGCGACGGACGGGTTCACGCTGACCTTCCCGGACAGCACGGCGTGGGTCTTTGACGCCTACGTGACGGGGTTCGAGCCATCGGCGCCACACGACGGTGCGCTGACGGCCACGGTGACGCTCAAACTTACCGGGGCGCCCACGATAGCGTAAGCCCCTTGCGTCCACAGGACGCAAGGGACGTAAGGAGAGGAGACGAGATGGCATTTCTGAGCAAGGCGGACATTCTGGCGGCCAGCGACCTGTTGAGCGAGAGTGTGCATGTGCCGGAGTGGGGCGGCGAGGTGCTGGTGCGCGGGCTGACGGGGGCGCAGCGGGACGAGTTCGAGGCCTCGGTGGTGGTGGGCAAGGGCAGCAACCGCGACGTGAACATCAAGAACCTGCGGGCCAAGCTGGTGGCGCTGTCGGTGGTGGACGAGACCGGGGCGCTGGTGTTCAGTGACGCGGACGTGAAGGCGCTGGGCGACAAGAGCGCGGTGGCGCTGCAGCGGGTGTTCGAGGTGGCGCAGCGGCTGTCGGGGCTTTCCGGGGCAGACGTTGAGGAGCTGTCAAAAAACTGAGGAAGCGGCCGGAGCGCCGCTTCTACTTTCGCCTGGCGCTGGCGCTGGGCTGGCCTTGGTGGCGTGGGGGCTGCGGAACGTGAGCAGCCGGGAGCTGTCGGAATGGGCGGCCTACTTCCACCAGGAGCCGTTTGGCGAGGTGATGGCCGATTACCGGGCCGGGATCGTGGCGGCGACGGTGGCCAACGTGAACCGGGGATCGAAGGGCAAGGCATTGGAGCCCAAGGACTTTATGCCAAAGCACTGGTTCGACAAGGACAGCGACGATGAGCCGGGCGAGGACGACTGGCGAAACCAGATGGCCATGGCGGCGATGATCACGGCGGCCATGGGCGGCACGGACAAGAGGAAGGCATGATCAATTTAGCATCGCTGGCGGTGCGGCTGGGGCTGGATAACAGCGACCTGCAGAAGGGCCTGCAGCAGTCCGAGGGAATGGTCAACAAGTTCGGCTCGTCCATCGGCGGGCTGCTGGGCAAGACCGCAGTGGCCGGGTTCGCGGCGGCGGCCACGGGGGCCATCGCCCTGGGCGCGGCGCTGAAGAACGGCGTGGACGAGGCCATGGCGTGGGAGGAGGGCACGGCGCAGCTGACGGCCCGGCTGAAGAGCACGGGCGGGGCGGCGGGCGTGACCGAGAAGCAGGTGCTGGACCTGGCATCGTCTATTCAAAGTTCGACCAAGTTCTCTGACGACATGGTGCTGTCGGCATCCAACCTGATGCTGACGTTCACCAAGGTCGGGCGCGACGTGTTCCCGGAGGCCATCCGGGCGGCCACGAACATGAGCACGGCCATGGGGCAGGACCTGCAGAGCAGCGTGATCCAGCTGGGCAAGGCGCTGAACGACCCGGTGGAGGGGATCAGCGCGCTGTCGCGGGTTGGCGTGCAGTTCACCGAAGATCAGAAAGAGCTGATCAAGAACCTCGTGGAAACGAACCGCGTGGCCGAGGCGCAGGGCATCATCTTGCAGGAACTGGAAACGCAGATGGGCGGCGCGGCGGTGGCGGCGGGGAATACGTTGGCGGGCAAGATGGAGATACTGCGCAACTCCATCGCCGACCAGTTCCAGACGCTGGGCGAGGCTATCATGCCGGGGCTGAATGCCGTGGCAGAAGGGCTGGTGGCCGTATTCAGCGACCCGGCGGTGACGGGTTCTGTCGAGGGGATCGCGGGCGTCATTCAAGACCCGCTGATGCGCGTCCTGTTCGACCTGTCGGACTGGCTGAAGGGCGCGGCCATATCGGACTTTCAGACGTTCGGCTCCGAGATGCAGGCCCTGGGTGACGAGATAAGCCGGTGGTTCAACGAGGTGTCCGCCAATGTCCAGCAGTGGGTAGGACAGATCGCCCAGTTCTTGGCCCCGCTTGGGGACCTTCTGAAGAACACCCTGGGCATTGACATCGGCGCATCCATCGAGCAGGCGTTCAAGTCTGCCACGGGTCCGCGGTCGTTGATCGGGTTCAACGGCGTGGAGGTGTGGGCGCCTGGCACCGGGCCGAATGCGAAAGGAACAACCACCGGCAAGAGCAGCTATCAGCAGTACGTAGAAGACCAGGCGCTGCGCAACATGGCCCCTGATCTGGTGGGCCGGATGCTGGCCTCCGGCAAGGCCATACCAACGGCATTCAGC